TCTTTGTAACCAACATTTTCATTGATTTGTTTGAACATCATATTTAAATGTTTTAAAGCTTCAGCGTATGATCTGTAAGAATGTTCGTGAATATTTTCAACACCAGTTAAGTAGTCGTAAGAATTATCGTTTTTTACTTTAATGTAAACGTGCTTTTCTTCCTGTACAATAGCGTATTCATTACCATTAGAAGCAACAGCTTCATGTAAAACATTAGCTAATTGGCCTACTAGTGGTTTATTTTCATTGATTTTTTCTTTTTCAATGCCAGCAATTTCAAGAATTCTTGCTAATTTTTGATCTGCGTCTTGTATTTTTTCAGAACCTATTGGTCTCATATCGTTTTTCTTTTAAAAAAATAATTATTCTTCTTATAAATATACGGAAATTATTCAAAAATCAATATAACTCATTCTCTAATGATAAAAACTCATCTTTAATGTCTATACCCATATTAGATAACCTATCCATATAACCAGAGCGTCTTAAATATTTAAAAACTAAATTTTCTGTACTATATTCACCAGAATCACTTAGGCCACTTTTTCTGTACGCTCTTATTTTTTCTTTTAGTTTTTTTAGTTTTAAAAGTTTAGCGTCCGTATCCTCTTCCTTTTCAATATCGGACAACTTTTTATTAAACTCTTTAACCTTTTTTATTATGTCAGTTTTATTAACCTGAGGTTTTTCCTTTGTCGGTGTTTTTCTCCATTTATTATATAAGACGCTATAGATACCGTCAGAAGCTTCCAATTCTTCGGTGATATCCTGAACATAAACCTCAACGTCAAAGTTTTTAACTTTTATGTTGTGCTTTAGATTATAAATTTCTTTTTTTGCAGTAAAAAATTCATCTGTTAAATCTTGATCCTCATTAAATTTAGATTTATCCACAACCAAATGTAAGTCAACATCAGAATAGTCGGACCAATTATAGTTTGCCAAACTACCCACAAAAAGTATGTCTTCAATCGCAAATGAATCAACCCCAATACTTTCGATAAAATCTTTAGAGACTAAAATCAAATGCTCTCTAACATCTCTATCTAATTTTATGGTTGAGAAATCTTCTGACGTTGGGTTAGACCACACATCAGGGCATAAGGTTTTTTTTGGTATAAAACTATTTAATATCTTGTCCATATCTAATAAATATCACGTTTATTAAATAAAAACTATTTTTATATCAAATAATCTTCTTCGAATTCACTTGAGATGTAATGATCATCAGTTTTTTCGATCCAACCTGTTATGATATATTTCGTTTGGTTTAAACCAGGTGGGTTACCCCTATGTTTATGCGTCCATAGTGCTGGGGCAATTAATAGTGTACCAGTTTCGGGTTTAACTTTTTGGTGGTTAAATTTAAATTCGGTTTCACCACCACCAACATCATTCAGATAATATATAAAAAATAATTCTCTTTTAGCCGTAGAGCCACCCTCATTTTCATGGTGCCAAACATAATAACCCTGGTCACCTATATATCTTTGTATTTGCATGTGTGGGTGACCGCAGTTTGTTGCGCCAAAACAAGCTTGTGCCGTCCTAACTAAAGCGGCTTTCGATGAAAACTCTCCAGTCATTGTCAAAAAATTATTCTGTTCTAAATATTCAACTAAAAAACCTAAAAGATTTTCTCTCAAATAATCATATATCGTTGACCAAACCGAATTATCTAGATTTAGGTGAATCATTAGGTCTGTTGATGATTTAACTTTTTTGTTTGTACCAGCACCACTTATTCCCTCCATTTGGTTACTAGAGGTCTCAAACTCTCTAATAATAAAATCACAAACATCTTTTGTTATCGCATTATTGTATATTTTTACTAAATTGTCCATATTAAAAATTCTTTGTGTGTATTATTTTAAACGAATCTATCTTATCATTAAGTCTCAGTGGTGTGAAATTATCTTGTGTGAAGTCACATAATTCACTTCCTTTAAAATAAACAAATGCTTTTGCTTGATGTCTATCAACAATATCGTTAACATACGATCTAACCGAACTAACAAAATCTTTAAAGTCTAAACCATTATTTTCACAAATAATTAAAATCGGGTTATTAATTAAAGAATTATTATAAGAATATATTAAATCACCCTCATACCAAAATTCTATTCTCCAGCTAGATATGTCATTCATTGGGTAGGCTCCCCATGTCCCGCTGTTTAAGTACATTTCACCAATAAACTCATTATTTTCAAACCACTTAACTAGATAGTTATGATCACCCCTAACATTAACTTTGGCCGCACCATGAAAAGTTATGTTAACCCTAGAGTTATACCTCACATCAATTTCCATATTTAAACTTTTCTGTATGTGTAATTTTTTGAGATGTTTTTATTGAAATATTTTCCCTGACTTTCCGATAAATTTAATTCAGCGAAAATTTCGTGTGGCACATCATCATATTCATAAATCAGGCCGTTATTAAATGTGACCGCTAATTTCTTTGTGTTTGTGTTATATTTCCCACTTCTTATGTTTGAGCTCACGTAGGAGACGATGATTTCTTCACCAATATATTGCTTACTTGTTACTGACATTGTATTCTAGTTTTCTTGTTTGTGTTATTTTAACGAAATTTTTTACCGTACTTAAATCAATGACATCTGTAACTGTAACCAATAACGGTTGCTCATCTTCCACATTTTCAGTACTTTTCGTTGTGATTAGTAGACTATTCCCGCTAATCATTTGGGTCGTTGTATTATTGAACTCAATAAAACCCCCATCTTTAAAGTAAACTGTTATTTTTTCCATCATATTTATTTTTATAACAAAATTAAGAAAACTGTTTGGATATGTCAAGAATATACTTATCTTTGCAGAAAAACAATTGATATAATATGAAAGAGAGAATGACAAACGAATTGAGGGTGGCATTTACAAAGGGTCAGTCTATCGCCTTGAAGTACTCAGATTCAACGCTAAGATTGCAACATGTAATGTATGGGGTATTAACCACTGAGAATATGATCTATGAGATAGTTAAGTCTAAAGTTTTAGATTTTGACACAATGGTTAACGATTTAAACGAGATAAACAAAAGACTATCGGACTCAGGTAAAGATGAGATTAGTACTATACTACCATTTGAATCTGATTTACAGGATGTGATTAAAGAGTCCATATCTAGGAAAAAATCCGAGGATTATATCACAGTTGAGTTATTTTTTATGGTTGCAATTGAAAAGGATAACGCAATTAGTAAATTATTTAAAGATTATGGTTTGACCAAAACATTTGTTGCTAAAAAAATTAAACAGTTGTCCGCACCACAAAATGTTAATTCCTTTTATAGCGATGTAAACAATAACAATAATAACGATTGGTCTAAGGACAAAAAAAGTCCTAACGATGCGAATAAAAATATTTCGAGGACAAAAACCCCAACCCTAGATAATTTTGGGCGTGACTTAACGGTTTTAGCACAAGAAGGTAAGCTAGATCCTGTAATCGGTAGAGCTGAAGAAGTTGAGCGTGTTTGTCAAATTCTAACCAGAAGAAAGAAAAATAACCCAATTCTAATTGGTGATCCTGGTGTTGGTAAAACCGCAATTGCTGAAAGTTTGGCAATAAAAATCGCCACTGGTGATTGCCCTAGGCCGTTATTAAATAAGCGTGTTGTAACCTTAGATATGACATCATTAGTTGCTGGCACAAAATATCGTGGTCAGTTTGAAGAAAGAATTAAAGCGATTGTTGACGAAGCTAAAGATAGTCCTAATGTAATTTTGTTTATCGATGAGATTCACACAATTGTTGGTGCTGGTAATTCCTCTGGGTCTTTAGACGCTGCAAACGTGTTTAAACCAGCCTTGGCTCGTGGTGAACTACAATGTATCGGTGCAACTACTTTAGACGAGTACCGTGAACACATTGAGAAAGATGGTGCACTCGATAGAAGATTCCAAAAAGTCACAGTGAACCCACCTAGTATTTCGGATACAAAGGAAATATTAATGAATATTAAAGTTAAGTATGAGGATTATCATAAAGTAGTATACACAGAGGATGCTATTAATGAGATTATTGCATTGGCTGATAGATATATAACTAATCGTGAATTCCCAGACAAGGCTATCGATATTATGGATGAAGCTGGTTCTAGGACGCAGGTTTCTATTAAGGCCCCTGAAAAAATAAAGGACTTAGAAAATGAGATTAAACTCATAAAAGAAAAAAAACAACAAGTTGTTAAAACGCAAAATTTTGAACAGGCTGCACAGTTAAGAGATCAAGAAAAGAAAATACTTGCTGAGCTTGAAAAAGAAACCGCTGCTTGGAAATTGTCGATTAATGAAAAAAGGAACACGGTTACCCCAGATATGATTTCTGAAGTGGTTTCTATGATGACTGGTATTCCAGTTTCAAAAGTTACTGAGAATGAATTGAAGAGATTATTATCAATGGATACCGAGTTAAATGGCTGTGTTGTTGGTCAAGATGAGGCCATCAGTAAAGTAGTTGCATCTATAAAGAGAAATCGAACTGGTATTCGTAAGCAATCAAAACCAATTGGATCTTTCTTATTTATCGGACCAACTGGTGTTGGTAAAACTGAATTGGCTAAATCTTTAGCTGAAAAGGTATTTGGTACTAAGGACTCTATGATTAGGGTGGATATGTCTGAATATTCAGAAAAATTTAATATCAGTAAATTAATTGGTGCACCTCCAGGATACGTTGGGTACAATGAAGGTGGCCAGTTAACCGAAAAAGTTAAAAACAAACCGTATTCTTTAGTACTATTTGATGAAATTGAGAAAGCCCATCCAGATGTTTTTAATGTGATGTTACAATTGTTAGATGAAGGTTTTTTAACTGACGCTAATGGTAGAAAAATTAATTTTAAAAACACCATAATCATCATGACATCAAACATTGGTTTGAAAGAAGTTCAGGATTTCGGTACTAGAATTGGTTTCTCTGATTCGGATAATGATAACCAAGAAAATTCGAAGAGTATTATTGAGAAAAATCTAAAAAAAACGTTTAAACCAGAATTTATAAATAGGCTAGATGATATCGTATACTTCAACTACTTAAATGATGTGGATATCAAAAAAATAATAGATTTACAACTAAACAGTTTTGAACTCCACTTAAATGAGATGGGTTTTTCATTTAAAATTGACAAAAAAACAAAAGATTTTATATTAGAAGTCGGTTATAATAAACTTTATGGTGCTAGAGAGATACAAAGAACCATACAAAAGTACATTGAGGATCCGATTTCAGATGAAATGTTAAAAATGGGTTTACCTAAAGAAGGTAAAATTTCTGTAAAACTCAATACCTCAACCAATAAAGTGGTTGTGGGTATAATTTAATAGAAAAATTAAAAAAAAATTAATTGTTATTGTTGCCTTATTAACTTTTATGACTATTTATATAGGTAGTTAAAAAAGTTACTTATATAGATGGCAACAATAACAATTTATCTTAGAAAAAATTTAGGAAGAGCGCTTTCCTATACGGAGTTAGACGCTAACTTCCAAAACATTAAAACTGCTGTTGAAGGTTTAGGTATTACGGATTTACAAGACGTAGTAGCATTAAACCCACAAAATGGCGACATTTTTGTTTATAATAATACCACGAGTAAGTGGGAAGCTACCAAGAATTTACCTGGTAGTTATACTTTCGATCAAATAAGTGTAACTGGTATGACGCAAAATAATAATGCGTCATATTTTGTTTCATTTAACCCAACCACTGGTGCGTTTGGTTTTTCAGAAGTTGTTTCGGGTACTAGTGGTACGTCAGGTAGCTCTGGTGTAAGTGGTGTATCTGGTTCTAGTGGTTCTAGTGGTTCTAGTGGTTCTAGTGGTTCTAGTGCATCAAGTGGTACATCGGGTTCTAGTGGTATTAGTGGTTCATCCGCATCTTCAGGAACTTCTGGTTCATCCGCATCTTCAGGCTCAACTGGTACATCTGGTTCAGCTGGTTTAAGTGGGTTATCTAGAACATCGGGGACTTCAGGTTCTTCTGGTTCAACAGGTACTAATGGTACCGCAGGTGGTTCAGGTTTATCTGCTTCAGCTGGTACATCGGGTTCTAGCGGTACAACTGGTACTGGTGGTAACTCTGGTGCGAGCAATTCTTCAGGAACTTCTGGTTCTAGTGGTTCTTCCGCTTCTTCTGGTACGTCTGGTTCTTCAGCGTTAAGCGGGTCTTCGGCATCTTCAGGAACATCAGGATCTTCTGGTTCTACAGGAACTAGTGGTTCAGCAGGTGCTTCGGGTAATAGTAATTCTTCAGGGACATCAGGGACTTCTGGATCTACGGGATCTAATGGTACTGCTGGTGCTTCGGGTAATAGTAATTCTTCAGGGACGAGTGGCTCAAGTGGTTCTACAGGAACTTCTGGTTCAGCTGGTTTAAGTGGTTTATCCGCTTCTTCTGGTACATCTGGTTCTAGTGCGTCTACAGGAACATCTGGTTCTAGTGGTTTTTCAGGTGCTTCCGCATCTTCAGGTACATCAGGATCATCTGGTACAACTGGTACTGGTGGTCAATCAGGTTTATCAAAAACTTCTGGTTCAGCGGGTACTTCAGGTACAACTGGTACTAGTGGTGTAGATGGTAATAGTGGTTTATCTAGAACATCAGGATCTGCTGGTTCTAGCGGATCAACTGGTACGTCTGGTTCTGCTGGTCAATCTGGGTTGTCAGCCTCAGCTGGTACTTCAGGTACTTCTGGGTCTACGGGATCTGCTGGTACAGCGGGTAATAGTGGTTTATCTGCTTCAGCAGGAACTTCAGGTTCTAGTGGTTCAACTGGTACTTCAGGTACAGATGGTCAATCAGGTTTAAGTAAATCTTCAGGAACAAGTGGTTCATCTGGTACAAGTGGTTCTAATGGTACGGATGGTCAATCAGGTTTATCTAGATCTTCAGGAACTTCGGGATCTTCGGGATCTACGGGATCTAATGGTACAGCTGGTAATAGTGGTTTATCTGCTTCAGCAGGAACATCAGGAACCTCTGGTTCAACTGGTACGTCTGGTTCTGCTGGTCAATCTGGTTTATCCGCTTCAGCGGGAACTTCAGGTTCATCGGCATCTTCAGGTTCAACTGGTACATCAGGGTCTTCAGCATTAAGTGGTTCATCCGCATCTTCAGGTACATCAGGGTCTTCTGGTTCTAACGGTACCGCTGGTATTGGTGGCTTTTCAAATATTTCCGCATCTTCAGGAACTTCAGGTTCTAGTGGTACGACTGGTACTAATGGTGTTGGTGGTCAATCAGGTTTATCAAAAACTTCTGGTTCAGCAGGTACTTCAGGTACAACTGGTACTAGCGGTACAGATGGTCAATCAGGTTTAAGTAAATCTTCGGGTACATCTGGATCTAGTGGTACAACTGGTACTAGCGGTACAGATGGTACTTCAGGATTGAGTGCAAATAGTGGTTCTTCAGCAACGAGTGGAACATCTGGATCTACAGGTTCAACTGGTACTTCTGGTGTAGCTGGTGGTAGTGGTTTATCTAGAACTTCAGGCACAAGTGGTTCCTCAGGTACAAGTGGGTCTAATGGTACGGATGGTAACAGTGGATTGAGTAAATCTTCAGGAACTTCAGGTTCTAGTGGTTCAACTGGTACTTCAGGTACAGATGGTCAATCAGGTTTAAGTAAATCTTCAGGAACAAGTGGTTCATCTGGTTCTAACGGAACAAGCGGTAACGCTGGTAATAGTAGTTCTTCAGGAACTTCAGGTTCTAGTGGTTCTACTGGTACAAACGGTACTGGCGGTGCTTCTGGTAATAGCGGTTCTTCAGCTTCTTCTGGAACCTCTGGATCTTCAGGTTCAACAGGTTCTAACGGTACTGCGGGTGCTGCTGGTAATAGTAATTCTTCAGGGACATCAGGGACTTCTGGATCTACGGGATCTAATGGTACAGCGGGTAATAGTGGTTTATCTGCTTCAGCAGGAACATCTGGTTCTAGTGGATCTTCAGGTTCGGCTGGTACAGATGGTAATTCTGGATTGAGTAAGTCTTCGGGAACATCTGGTAGCTCAGGATCGACTGGTACTTCAGGTACTGACGGTAATTCTGGTTTATCCAGATCTTCGGGAACGTCTGGATCTTCAGGTTCAACAGGTTCTAACGGAACAAGCGGTAACGCTGGTAATAGTGGTTTATCAGCAACTTCTGGAACATCTGGTTCTACGGGATCTAATGGTACAAGTGGTAATTCTGGTAATAGTGGATTATCTTCTACCTCAGGAACATCTGGATCTAGCGGATCGACTGGTTCTAATGGTACCGCAGGTGCTTCTGGTAATAGTGGTTCTTCAGCAACTTCAGGTACGTCTGGTTCAGCTGGTACTTCAGGTACAACTGGTACTAGTGGTGTAGATGGTAATAGTGGTTTATCTAGAACATCAGGATCTGCTGGTTCTACGGGATCTAACGGGACTAGTGGTATTTCTGGTTTAAGTGGTTCATCCGCTTCTTCAGGAACTTCTGGTTCTAACGGAACGAGTGGTAATAGTGGCTTATCAGCATCTTCAGGGACATCGGGTTCTAGTGGATCTACGGGTACATCAGCATCTGCTGGTCAATCTGGGTTGTCAGCCTCAGCTGGTACTTCAGGTACTTCTGGGTCATCTGGTTCAACAGGAACTAATGGTACATCAGGTGCTAACGCAACTTCAAATATTTCAGGAACATCTGGTACATCTGGGTCAACAGGAACTGCTGGTGCGTCTGGTTTAAGTGGTTTATCCGCATTAAGTGGAACTTCTGGTTCTACAGGTACAAACGGTACCGCTGGTGCTTCAGGTTTATCAAGAACTTCTGGTTCAGCTGGTACTTCTGGTACAAGTGGTACAAATGGTGCTAATGCGAATTCAAACATTTCTGGTACTTCAGGTACTTCTGGATCTACAGGTTCAAACGGTGCGGCTGGCGCTTCTGGTATCTCAGCGTTAAGTGGAACTTCTGGTACATCTGGGTCAACAGGTTCTAATGGTACAGCTGGTGCTAATGCGATTTCAAACATTTCTGGTACTTCAGGTTCATCAGGCTCTACGGGATCTGCTGGTACAGGGGGTAATAGTGGTTTATCCGCTTCAGCAGGAACTTCGGGTTCTAGCGGATCTACGGGTACGTCAGGAACTGATGGTAATAGTGGTTTAAGTAAGTCTTCAGGAACTTCTGGTTCTTCTGGATCTAATGGTACAGCTGGCGCTAATGCAACTTCAAACATAAGTGGTACTTCAGGAACCTCAGGTTCAACTGGTACAGGTGGTGTTAGTGGTGCTAATGCAACGTCTAACGTTTCTGGAACATCAGGTTCATCAGGCTCTACAGGTTCTAATGGTACAGCTGGCGCTAATGCAACTTCAAACATAAGTGGTACTTCAGGAACTTCAGGTTCTGCTGGTACAAACGGTACTGCGGGTAATAACGGTTTATCCAACTTATCAGGTTCAGCTGGCACTTCAGGTACTTCTGGTACTGGCGGTCAATCTGGTTCATCAAAAACTTCTGGTTCAGCGGGTACTTCAGGTACAACTGGTACTAGTGGTGTAGATGGTAATAGTGGTTTATCTAGAACTTCAGGAACTTCAGGTTCAACTGGTTCTAATGGTACAGCTGGCGCTAATGCAACTTCAAACATAAGTGGTACTTCTGGAACATCGGGCTCTGCTGGAACAGTTGGTAATGCTGGTGCTAATGCAACGTCTAACGTTTCAGGGACATCAGGTTCTTCTGGATCTACAGGTACTAATGGTACTGCTGGTGCTAACGCAACTTCAAATATAAGCGGTTCAGCTGGTACTTCTGGTACTTCTGGAACAGGTGGTGTCAGTGGTGCTAACGGTGCTTCGGGCGCTTCAGGTTCTAGTGGTTCTTCAGGAACAGTTGGTTCAAATGGTGAAGGTGGTTTCTCTGGTTTATCAAGAACTTCTGGTTCATCTGGTTCAACAGGTTCTAATGGTACAGCTGGTGCTAACGCAACTTCAAATATAAGCGGTACTTCAGGAACGTCAGGTTCTAATGGTACAACTGGTTTAGCTGGTGATAACGCAACTTCAAAAATATCTGGTACTTCAGGAACTTCTGGTTCTAATGGTACTTCTGGTGTTATCGGTGGTAATGGTTTATCAGCGGCCTCTGGTTCATCTGGTTCTTCAGGTACAAACGGTACAGGTGGTGCCTCTGGTTTATCAAGAACCTCTGGTTCAGCTGGTACTTCTGGTTCAACAGGTACTGCGGGTATTGATGGTAATAGTGGTTTATCTAGAACTTCTGGTACTTCTGGCTCTGCTGGATCAAGCGGTAATAACGGAACAAATGGATTAAGTGGTATATCTGGACAATCTGGATCTACGGGTACAGCTGGTACAAATGGTGCTTCTGGTATATCTGGGCAAGCTGGTAGTTCTGCTACTAGTGGTACGCAAGGTACTAGCGGTGTTAGCCCAATATCTGGTGTATCTGGTCAATCATCGTTGTCAGGAACCTCTGGTTCAGCGGGTTCTAACGGTACTTCTGGGGTAGCTGGGGTTAATGGTTTATCCGCTAATTCAGGTTCTTCTGGATCTACAGGTACAAATGGTACTGCGGGTGTAGCTGGTAACAACGCTTTATCCGCTAATTCAGGTTCTTCTGGCTCTTCTGGATCTACAGGTACAAATGGTACTGTTGGTAACAGTGGTGTTAGTGGTGGTGCTGGTGCCGCACCTGGTAGTGGTACTTCTGGTTCATCTGGTTCATCGGGTACAAATGGTACTGCGGGTGTAGCTGGTTTATCTACAACTTCTGGTACCGCTGGATCTTCGGGTACAACTGGTACTTCTGGTGTTGCTGGTGGTTCAGGTTTATCTACAACTTCTGGTACTGCTGGATCTTCTGG